CTGAGGCTCCTGAACTACAACTTGCCTCCCTACACCCACGATGTGGGAACGGAAGACTTCGACCTTGGTTTCTGGGAGCGTTATCTCAGCAGCCAAACCGATAAACTGGTCAGTGAGAACTGACTCATCACTAGTCTGTGCATTACTGTTGTAAGCCATGCCTACATCTATAGTAGGAGTTCCTAGACTCTCAATTATGAGTTCGTCCCTAGTCGTAGCACTACCATGAGTGGAATCTGTAGCCGCAGCAGTTTTCAAAGCAGGTGTTACTGTGAGAGTAGCCCCCTCATTAGCGACGATAGTGTACACATTACCCTTGGTATGGTCGTCAGCACTGAAAGCACCTGCACCTTTAATCCTCAACTTGGAGCCAGCAAGGAGACCCTTAGGATATTTCAATTGGTGACTGGTATCGAACATGGAAGCCATACCAGTAGCAGAGTGATTAGCAGTAGTCTTGAAAGTGATGATGCTAATATCACCACTTGTTGTATGAGCCCATGTAAGGCCCCCCCATGCTCCAGATGTTATTGTAATTCCTGTTTCGTGACCGAGAGTTACTTCGGCCAAATCGCCCTTGTAGATTGTCTGCGGCATGTCCCCTCACCCTATGCGATTAGTTCACTGAATATGATTATTTCGACCTGGAAGGTCATTCTATGCAAATGCTTGGTCCTATCTGACAAGTCCGTCCTCGTCTTATAGAGTAGTCGGTCATAGTCACCAGCCTGCCCTCGACGCTTGGAATGGATGATGCGCCTAATCTCATCTTCCATCTTCATCAATTGGTCCCTACCTCTTACTGTCCGGATGTCGATAGTGATGTTGATTCGGGTGTTCACAAAGTCGTAGAATATCTCAGGTTGCTCCTCGTTATGAGCCGTCTCATACATGAACACAGCATCACTGCGATTGAGGTCGAACCTCTTACCCCTCCCAGGGTCTAGGGTGGTGATATCCATTATCACCGGCTTCCTCTGGTTGGTATTGGAACGGTTCCAAGCAGCGTCGAAACCAACAACCAGTAACTCGATAGATTCAGTAGCCATGCTCAGAGCCTCACTCTCACTTTGCCTTTCCCTTTAGCGGCTCGCTTATCTGCCCTTCGGTCTATCTCACCTTGCACATGAGCGATGAGATTCCTCAGTTCTGCCCCCGACATACGCATTATCTGGTTGTTGTCCAAGGTGGATGGGTCAATGGGAGTCCTTTCTTCTTCCTCGGGCTGCTCATCCGGATAATTCTCAGGACTGTCAATGGGGTTATCGAACTGGGGGTCCTCGTCATACCCTCTATCGGTACTGGACCAATCTGGCATAGGGCCGCTTTTCAAGAGGAACCATGCACTATCTAAGGCCATTCAGTCTCACCTCTATCTCGTTAACCTCACCTAGTATCTGATTCTGTGCTTGCTCCTTAATCCAAATGTAATCAGGATGTTCCTCAGGCAACTGCTCTCCCCGTTCACTCATCACTTGGTTCCTCCCTTGTGCATACTCCACCGTATAGAACTTACCTTCTGTAACCAGCATACCAGCAGCCTCCCTCATAGCGTACTGCTTTTCCTCTGTCAGTACCGACTCCTTCCTAATCTCTCGATTGTGCAAGAACAGAGTTTCGATTAGTTCTTCATCAATCAATGTTAATCACCTCCATGTAACGGGGTAGTGTCTCAGCGACTTGAGCCTTGAACAGTTGATACTTGGAACCTAGGTCTATGTTCTGACTCCCCTCCGGCATCAGCACGCTACGGTCATCAGACAAGAGCAGGTCCATGGCTACCATCTTGGTACAGATGTCTTCTATCGCCTTTTCAACATATCTCTCCCCGTAAACATAGGTGGCCTTCACAGAGTTCCACTGGAAGTAGGGATATGTGTTGTTGAAGTAGATGATACCTAGGTCGTAGTCACACCACCAGTCACGGAGTCGAGCCTCATCTCCTGTGGTGCTGCCGAAGTAGTCTATCTTGAGTGCGTACTGTGTGATATTAGTTCCATTCGACAGTGCCGCAACAAGACCACTGCTAGCCAAATCAGTGACTCCTGTGAGAGTAGTATCAGTCTTCCCTGTGTAGTAGGCGCACTTCACAGCAGTACCTGTACCAGTGCAGATAATACCATAGGGCACGAAGGCAGATGTGCTGGACATAGTAATGGTGGCACTACCGGAACTACCCGAGACATTAGTCACTGTAAGTGTGGTGTCTGTCAGACCAGTGATGCTCATACCATCGAGATTAGTGATAGCCACAGTAGAGTTCTCTCCACCCTCACCACGATGCATGCTGGTCAGTTTGAGTTGCCCTGTTCCATAATCAGCATTAGCAGTGGTCATAAACTCGTGGTGGACATTCGCTGTCTCTGTCCCAGTAGGGGTGTTAGCAGTTTGAAGTGTGATTGAGGGTGAGAAAGCCACCCCATTCTTCCCCTTCCTCAAGTCCTTGTTGATGAGGTCTGAGAGTTCCTGCGCGGTAGTGGTCACATCGAAGGCGTTGCTCCATGTGCTCGATGTGCTCCCGACCTGCAAAGAGGCCACTCCACCACTACCAGGACAGAGGAACACATAGTCACTGGTTGTGAGTAAGGAGTTATCGAGTATCTTGAGACGGGCTTCTGCAGAACCTACCTCCCTGTACTCTTGACCCTGCCATATCTCCAGCCTAAGTATCTGCTGGACATTACGGAACATGAGTGGAACTGTGCCTACATAGTCGGTGTAATACCTTCTCCTGTAGGGCTTGTATGTATCGAAGTTGAGATACTCTGCTGTTTGCAGCATCGGCCTCCATGAGTTGTTACAGAGGTTGTCTATCTTGTCCTGCATGCGTAGAATCATAGTCTCCACAGCGGCTCGAGTCACCCCTCTCCTCTTACCATTGGTGAATGACTGTAGGTTTTGGATGGTAGCATTGTCAGCCGTGTCGTAGTCTCCTGTGACCCCACCACTCCATGAAAGCACAACATCAGTGCCGTCTCGAGCCACAGTAGTTAGGACTACAGTCTCTCCCAACTCAACATCGCTCGCTATTTCCACACTATCCCCTACCTCGAACCCGACCATACGATGGTCAGCGGGGGCTATCTTGGCAGAAGTAGCACTGGTATTGGAATCGGCTGCGAGATATACTGGGTCTTGTAGGGGAATCTGCAGGATGTCTGCTACCTTCTGAGCACTAGAGTAGACTAGGTCCGTGGGGAACAGAGGTCTAGGCTCGCGTTCACCTGTCTGGAATACTATTGGCATATCACATCATCCTCATCGTCTTCTCGCATCTGCAGTCGCATTAGCGTCGAGTTGTTCCTCTTGGAGGTCAGATACAAACCTTGGCTTTTTCGGCATCAAGAGCCTCCTACGCTCGACATTTCCTCCCTCGTCAATCTTGCGATTGCTACCAATAATAGGCAATCTGCTTAACGCGCCTGCAATACCCGTCCTTTCTTCACTGAGTGGAGTACCTCCCCGCTGCTCATTCCTTTTGCGTTCAATAGGGCTAGTGGGCATAACTAGTTTCTTCCCATGTTGACCAAATCCAAGGACTCTCTGAAGAGCACCAGTGTCACCGATATTCCCTACAACCCTCGCCCTCCTATGACCACCATCACCATCATCCACCCATTGGTGTTCGTCTATGGCTCCCATTTTCCCAGCACCGCGCCTTTGCAATGCCTGCACTCTTGGGTCATTTCCAACTCTAGAAGCCACAGCATCCATCGCTGGCTCGACCTGTCCTGAGAGGTCATTAACGGGAGCAAGGGCATCAATGCCTCTTTCCTGTAGACTGTTACCAGCATCCCATACGCTCTTACCAGCATCCAATACGCGACGCCCTAGGCTAGGTTTCTTCTCCTCTTCCGGCTGAGTAGCCTCGTACAAATCAGGGTTATTGCCCCCAGTTATGGCGGGCCCCTTTACCACTGCGAATGACATTTCGAGTGGGGAGTAACGCCAAAGTGAGTCTGTAGAGTAACGGATGTCCAATGTGTCTTGGGGTTTTTCCGCTGCTGCTGCATCCCTACGACGCTTTTCGGCCTCTCTTGCCGCAATCACTTTTCGGTCACGAGCCCTAACTTCAGTATCCACATTAGTCGGACTCATACCTGCACATCCACGCTCCCTAAGTTATACTCCATTGGTTTGCTGCAAGCACCGCAACGCTCCAAGTAACAGAAATGGAGCATCCCGCAGTGCTTGCAGCGGGTGCCACTACCGATGTCTATGACATCTCGTATGTTCCGTGAGCGTAGATTCTGCCCACTGATTTGGCCAGCGAGGCGCTCGTCAGACCCTGCCTCTGTACGAACGCTCTCGCCGGTTGCGTACTTCCACCCTTGCTTGGACAAGCGGCGGAGTTCCTCGGGAGTCATGGACATGGTCAACCACCTCAGGTGGCGACCACAACATAGACATTTCCACCAGCCATGTAACTGGTGATACCCTTTACATTAGCAATGCTATCCAGCACCTCGACTATCGACCCAGTGGTAGTCGTTAGGTCTCTAGCCTGGTCGGGTGTAAACTCGTATACCGCTATGCCCATGGGGTCTTACCCCCATCAGCCACGGCGGCCCATTGCCCACCACTTACCATCGAGGCCGCCTGCTACTACAAGCGTTAGCGTGGCCGTAGCCGTCGCATCAATCTCGGTGTCAGTAGCGCCTGCTGCGCCACCATTGGCGCCTGCAGAGACAATCTCGTTCAGGAAAGCGGACAAATCAATGTCGCCCCCTGTAGTGCTGCTGGTGTTGGTAAAGGTACCGAACATCATCAGCAGATTGCCCATTGTGCTAGGTCTCTGGTCTATCGTAAAACTAAATGCCATATATCATTCCTCCTCGTTAGTAACCCCTAGTGTCAAAACCTCGGTGACCATCTCGAGCATTCGCCTCTTAGTCGTGCGAATGGAAGAGACTTCCACCCCATTGCCCTCCAACCATAGTTTGATGTCGGCTTTCAACCAGTTATTATCTGGTAAGCCGTCACCATCGTCTTGGACGAAGAGGACGCCGGGGTAGTCATCTGTTATCTCAAATCGGTCATCGAAGAAGTATCGACGCTCATCCAACCACTCTTGGCTGACAGCCACTGGTGTGTGTCTGTCATAGTATCCGAACTTGGTTCGGATGGCCCTTGTCGGGCCCTTCCAATGTAGTGTTGGCATTCAGGGTCACCTCAATCAGGCCACTACCAACCAAACCGAACAATTGCTAGTATCGTTCGTAGTTCCATCAGTCGTGGCATCACAGGTTGCAGTCACTACAAGACCACTCGCTGTCAAAGCGAGATTAGCCGTGCTGTCCTGCCCATGTCCCATGAGAGCCAAGATTACATTTGCTCCACCAGATAGAGTTAGGGTCTCTGCGTTGGCTAGTGCGCCAAGTGTGAGACACACCAACCTTGGTTGCATCCTGTTAGTTCCATCACTCTGACGGGCTGCGAAGTCCGTCAGTGCTCCGGGGTAAGCCGAAATCCATGTGGTATCGTCTTGGTCCACTCCCGCTTGAAGCGGAAGGTCTAGGTCCACCGTTACTGTGGCGGACGCGCTTGTCGTGTATGTTATTCCTCTGTGTGTACTTGCTGCCATTATTCATCGCCTCCTATATCTCTACCATGAACCTCACTTAAGGTCACGGATAGAACCTCCTGCACCAAAGAAGGAGTCCCATACCTCACCCATGGTGCGGTAGAGGCCTTCCTGGCCTAGTCTGTTGATGGCGAACGGGTCGCCGGTTTCGATACCCGACTCGAAGTATTGGGTCGGGATAGCAGTTTGGAACCACAGATAGTCAGTATCGAAGTAGTAAATCCTTCCAATACCGTCAGTCGTCACATCCTTGGACGGAATCAGCGGCACACCGTTGTAGGTAGCCACAATGAATCCGGCCTCGAGACCAGGAACACCCTTCACACCGTTGTAGGTGGGGGTGACCCGCTTCGATTCCATGAACCTCTGTTGGCTCTGCAGCAGTTGCTGCACACGCATTAGGGTATCGTACCCAGTCAGCATGACCTTGGGGTTACCACCACGAACCCAAATCTGCTGGAACAATCCGTCCAGTTGATTCAGGCTTAGGTTTCTGTTCACCGCAGTCTGTGTCTCGTCAACATCCACCTCAGCACTGTGGAAGTCTGAACTCCCATCGCGTGTGATAGAATATAGGTCGTGGTCCGTCATAGCACTCACATGTCCTGTGGCAACAATCATCTTGTCCGGGTCCGTGGTTAGACGGTCCAGTGACTCGAGGTCGTTCCCAGAGGGTGTGTCGACATCTACCAGTAGCATCCTGTTGATGTGGTCAGCGTGATGCTTCCCCATCTCTTCCTTGAGCACTTGGCGCACATCTCCGAGACCATCGTCCTTATCAGAAAGGAACATGGACACTTCGCTCAGGTCGAACGAGTGTCCAATGGTCTTCGGCTTTGCAGCCACATGCAGGAAGTCAGGCTTCGTGGTGTCGGGTAGTGTGGCGTTCTCAGCCAGACCTCCACCAACATCGAACGAAGGCTTGGCAGTTATGATGCGCCATCCACTTCGCTCCCACGGCTTCTTTGGTAGGATGCTGAACGCGTTGAACTCTTGGTTCAACTGCGACCAAACCTTCCTGCCATAGATTGCCTGGTAGGTACCAGCGGTGGTGCTCAGAAGCGGTGCGTCCGCCTTGAGTATGTCTCCACTGCTGTAGGTGTACCCGGTCAATGCGGTACCACCGTAGTAGTATCGCTCCATGTCCTGTATTGTCCTTACATAATTACGCGCCATCACTCATCACTCCTTAGTGCTGAAAAAGCCAGTCGGTGGACATCGTCCCACGACATTTGGGCCAGTTCAGTAGTTTCGGGAATAGTGACACCGGCAGAATCGGACTTACGGAAGTCCTCCCCAGGTTCAGAAGCCAAGTTCTCAATCCTATCACCTAGGGCTAGAACAGCCTTCTGTAGGTCTTGGAGGGGTCCACGAGCATCAAATCTTGCTCGGTCACTCTCACTGTCCTTGGCCTGGACCTCTTTCTGCAGTCTAATCGAGAACTCATTACCTAAGTCAGTCTTGAACTGTTGCTCGAGAGCAGCAGCCTTGTAGACTTCGTAGGCTTCCTCAATCTGTGCGGTAGTGACCATTTCTGGGCTGATGAACTCGTCGGTCTTGATAACCGTCTTGTTCCCACTCGGTCCAGCGCCCATGTTCATCTTGGGTCGCTTCCCCGAATCATCTTCACCAGCACCTTCGATGCTGCCCTGTCCACGATGGTCGTAGCCATGGGCACCCTCTTGGAGGTATGCCTTCTCGACACCCTCCTCCTCGAAGTGACCGCGAGCAGCCGATGGGTCGTACCCAGCGGACTTCACAGTCGACTCCAGCCAATCAAGATATTCTGTGGTTATCACATCATCCATCTTTTCGGTCTTCTCCGCATCAGACTTCTCGGAATCCTCGACATCTTTGTCTTTATCCTTTGCATCCTTGCCCTTCGCGGTGTCTTCCTTGTCAGCCTCTTCGGGGGCTGCCTTCGCAGCCTCCTCCTTGGCCTTTAGGGTGGTCTCATCGGTCTCATCGACCTCATCCAACCTCTTAGACAACCGTTCTAGGACAGTTTGCAGTTCAGTCATTGCATCTGTCATTTCATTATCACCTTTTTTTGTTTCAGTTTTGTCCTCTTTGAGGATTCGGAATTGGGCCTCTGGATTGATGCCCTTCTCGCAGATGGTAACCTCGTGCAGTTCCATCCTGCGTATTTCTCGGTAATCTCCTCTCTCGGAGTTACTCTTGTTAACGCGCTCGAAGGCCTGCCCACCTATGGAGAAAGACTTCAGTTTCCCCTTTCGGATTTCAGCAGCAACTTCTCGCGCCTTTTCGATATCATCACGGAGTTGAATGACTACGAACATGCCGGTATCATCCACCTCTGACTTCCAAACACGGTCACTAGAGTCAGTGTACTTCGGAATAACGGAACCGACTTGAATGTTAGAGTGTGCTAGTTGCACATTCCTAAACCCAGGTGATTTCATGAACTTGTTGAATGCTTCTCGGAGCGCTTCCTTCGTAATGAGGTCACCTTGCTTATCGACCATCTCCACCGAAGCATAGCCTGCAACAACAAGGTCACCAGTTCTGCCTTTCAGCAAAATCGGAGTGTCTAGAGGTGCCTCCATCAACAGCATTGGCCGAGCGATGGGGACTTATGGTATATGAATCACGCGGAAGAATCTTTATGAGAAATCTGAGAAACTTCCAAGTGGTGCGGCTTTCTCTCTTTCTTGGGAGCATGTGCTTTCGGGCAGTCTTCCATCATCTGTCCTAACCCCTGTTTACAGTCCTCACCTTTCTCAGCACCACACCAACAAGCCTTGGGCTCCTTCTGTCTAGCAGCAGGGTCATGGTCGGGCAAATCATATGGCTCAGTTACCTTGGTAGGCCCATGAGGTGACTCCACGCCGGTGCCATAATTCATGCCAAGAGCCTTTGGGCCTGTCCAAGTAATCTTTTCTTTCAACATAGTCTCGACTGTTTCGAGGGCTATGACCACGGTCTTGACCACTTCGGGGTCTTTGAGCAACTGGTCCCTCTTAGGGAGCACCTTCTTCGGTTTCTTGTCATGGTTGGCCGGTGGTTCGGGGACCACTGCTTCCTTCTCAGAACGGAGCAGAACTGCCGCTAAGGGTGACCAATATTCCCTTTGACTCTCAACGACTCTCAAGGTGTAATCATCGGGATAGTCCACCCCCTTCAACAAAAATGCGTTACCGTATGATTCGGTCTCATAGACAACATGACCAGTTGGTACTTCGATGTGTATGTTTCCCTTTTTGACTCGAACCCTATGAGGTACATTACCCTCCTGCCTGTTACGCAGTATATCCAATGTCTCAACACTGTCTGTAGCACTCCCCTCCGCCTCTCTGACATAACGGGGAGCGTTTAATCGGTAGACGGAGTATTTGCGTCGGACGGAATGGGAGATACCCGAGGTCTTCACGGTGATGTACATGCCCTCCTCCAGTCCAGAGCGGGAGACTGAACCCACATCCATGTAGTAGTTCCCATCATACCTAACTGCTCTGTTGCCAATGGCTCTAGCATCCTCGTCATAGAGTGGGCCTACTCCAATCAAATGGTTGTCGTCACTGGAGGAAGAGAGCACTAGGACATCGACCAATTGGTCTGGACTGAGCATGACCCACTTCGGGTGACGCGACTCCCCCCTCATGTAGGTGGATTCTGCGTCTCTCAACAGGACCTGCTTCACATCAGGTTCCTTCATCAGGTCCTTGACTGCCCTTTCGAGACCCTCTCCATCCACCCTCTTGGTGTTAACTGGGGCTGGGGTCACTACCTTCTCAGTGGACTCGAACTTGGCTCTCAGTGTCCTGCTTCTGTCCTTAGTGGCTTCGACAGACAGGTCGGTGTCGCCACTCTCCAGTATGTCCACTATGTGCAACACCTCCTTATCCCATACAGCATCGACCATGAAGTTCTTATCGAAGGCGTCCGAAACACCCCGCTTCACCTCGTTAGGTAGAGAGACTGCCTTCCCCTCTGAGTTGCGAGCCTTCACCTTCTTCCCCTTCTTCTCCACAATGAGCCTAGTTCCGGGGGGCCATGAACTGACCACCCAATCATCAGAGAACCCTCTGAGATACTCTAGGTCACCAAGGTCGAAAATACGGTGCATAGCCTTGACGGGGCCCGGTTTACCCTTATCCCTGTCCTCGTCCTTGAGGAGCAAATCCACATCAGTCAAGACATCCAACGAGAGTTGCAAGTCATCACCCTCCGTCATCTCGGTAGCGGCTCCGATGTTAGCATTTTCGCTCCTGTCACAATACCGCTGACCGAACGCGGAATTGATGACTGTGGGGTGATAGGTCCTGTAGGGGATGCTCAATAGGTCTCCTGGGTCACCCTTAGCCTGATTTTGTTCCCTCTGTGATAAGGTGGGTAGTCTCGAAGGGTCGTCATACCCTCCACTCACATGTACATCCCAAGGAGGGACAGTGTGCTCTCTGACTACCGCCGCTGGATGCTTCTCAGAACCAGCAGGCTTGGAGACCCCTGACCCCACCTCTATCCTGAACGGTATGGCTGAGTGATTGGAGAAGTGCTGGGTGGCCCAAACACTGGACGGGTCAAGAAGTCTCATCCTGTGTAGACCCACTGACTCAGAGCCCTCAGGCCTGTTGTCTCCCGTGTCGTTTTGGTTCCAATGGGCCCTCGAGGGTATAGGTGTAGGTCGGTGGTTCGGATTGACTCGACCCCTTAGGTAGAGCAGTCTAGTGTACTCTCTCAGTACATCGTCCCTGTTTGTGGGGTCGAACTTCTGGTGAGGGCGATGCTCCAACAGTAAATCGTCGGTACCTAGGTCGTCAACTAGGTTCTTGATGACTGGGCCGATAGCACTGATGAAGTCGTTTATCTTAATCGCTTCCATGGGGTCCTTCATCATCTCATCGAAATAGTCCTTGAGGTCTAGGCTGTTCTGAGCCCTCACCCCCCTAGATGCGAAGTCTGTTCGTGTGGTCCTCTTGCTCTCTTCCATCCCAGGGGCGTCTGACACCTTAGGTTCTGAGATATCGCTGAGCCTCCCCTTCTGGTGATGCTGAGCCGCTTCAATCGCAGCCATGTGCTTGTCTCCTTGTCCTGGTCTCTGTAGTTCGGAAAGGGGTTCATCAACAGGCTGTTCCACACCAGGCCCCCCACTGAGTCGCTCTTTACCCCCCTCTGTCTGCACATAGCGTCCTGTCTTCCCCAAATTACCGAACAGTCGGAAATGGGAGTCCATCGCTTCTATGACAGCGTCGTGCTTTGGGTCATATCTACCCCGTTCTCGCTCATACATCTTCCCAACATAACTGCGTAACAGGTTAAGGCCCTCTATATCCCTAGTCCGTCCTTCTTGGAAGGCATCCCAAAACGGGTGCGTTGCATCAATCCCCTTTTCGGGCAGGTTCCAGTCCACCATGCCGAACCGTGCGTTGCTGCCTAAAGTTCGTGAGAGGAAACTCTCTTTCTCCTCGTCACTGAAGCGGAAGCCCTTCTTCTCTAGGCTCTCGATGAACCTCCCCCTGCTTTCTATATGGGAGGAATCAGCGTACTCCGCAGCCTTGTCATAGAGATAGCACATGTTAGCGTACTTCGATGCGCTCTGCTGCCTGTTGTCTCCAGTTTGGTGGCTGATGTAGTTCTTGATGAAGTCACGACTCTTCAGAGTCGCTTTTGCCTCATCAGTCAAATCCCCCTCCTCTAGGTCTCCGGGGTCATGCTCGGATGCTACTCTAGCAATGAGGAAGGGGAGGACTGCCCTAATGGCTTGGTGTCTGTGAGCGAGTAACCTCGCTACAAACTCGTAGGTGAGCATCTTCTCATTGGAGTTCGCTGTCCTCTCGCTTCCCCCCTCTGTGTCGGGAGCCATCCTCCTAGCCTCCCTCCTAAGGGAGAGTATGAGGTCCCTGTGCTCATTAGTGCCCCCACCCCTGTCATAGTCAGACAGTATCTGACTGTACTCATCTTTGATTTTCGAGGGGTGCTCCCCAATGAGGAAGTACCTACCATCACGCTCGATGACAGCGTCCTTGGGCACTACCATCCAAGGCTTCCCAGGATATATCCCCTGAGTGCCTACGACATCCTTCAGTCCGCCTTCTCTAGACCCCCGTTCGGGGAACTGGGGGTGGGGAGTAGACTCATGATACAGACTGAACTGCTCCTTCCACTGAGGATAGCCCTCGTACTCGCTAGGACATCTCACTGGGTTGTCAGGGAGGTCCGGTACCGCGACTGTCTTACCACTGCTGGAAGGGGGATGGGCCTCGTCCTTCTTCATCGGGAGCCTGTACTCTTCATCCCCACTGTCTCCAGTCTCCTTAGTCACCTCATACATGTACCTCCCATCACGGACATCGGGGTGGTTTCTCCAGTAATCGTTGGTGAACACCCCCAAATGACCCTTGAGAGAGGATTCCGATACATGGGGGTGGTCCAGTTGCTCGTACCACGAAGCCATCTTCTTGGCCCATTTGTCACCCCATGCCATGGGCTGGTCCAAGACCAAGGTGTCGTTACCGTCATGCTCGAAGAGCCATGGGTCTGCATTCCCGTTACCTAGGATTGAGGAGACTAGGAGATGCAGTTGCCCAGCATCCAAACCCCTGTTACCGGAAACACCCTTGTGCTCCAAGATATCCAGTAGTCCCGCCCCTCTCCTAAGGCCATGCTCATCCCTTAACCCATCATGAGTGGCCCTGTTAGCCACCTTCTTACCAAAGACTGACGACATCATCCACTGCTTCAGGTTCTTCCAAGGCATGAACAGTCCACGCATGTGATACGGGAACAGTATACCACCAGAGGAACCCCTCAGTATGGTGGCCCTGTCTACCATTTGCCGACTCTTATCTCTCCTCCTATCCTCAGCCTCCTTCAAGTTGGCAATGGGGTCTTGGCTCTCCTCCTTAACCCCGAGTGCCCTCAAAGCCTCAGGAGTAGGTCTCACCCCCAGTGCCTCAGGGCTTCTCAAGAACATAGCGTCCTTGGCAGAGGCTATGGGGAGTATCATTCTAAGCCACCTATCGTTGATGGGGGTACGACCTAGGGGGAAGTTCATGTTGGGTTCCCTAACAAGAGGGCTGTCGGCCCCCTCAATGGGAGGCTTCTTCCTCCGCATCGTGTAGGTGGGACCAGCCTCCCTTGCTTGCCTTAGAGATGAGCGCTGATGACGCCCCTCAGTATCGTTGTTGTACTCCGTCACATCGAAGGAGTCCTCGGTCTCTTTACCGGACTCTTCCTGTAGTACCTCTCCGATACGAGCACTCAGCACTCTTGAGATGAAGTTCTGCCTAGTAATTTTGCTCGGGTCTGTGAGATGCCCATAGGAGCGCTCGTACACATCCTTGAGTATCTCCCCCATCTTCCCACCTCTCAGATAGGTGTCTATCTCTTGAGCCAAACCGGACATCCCACCTCTCTTGCTGAAGGGCAGGCTGGTGTCCCAAGTATCGGGGTCCTTGGCATTGCCGATTCCCTTGAGCCACTCGTAATACTCCTCAGTGTCCAGTTCCGGGGCGTGGGTCTTGTGAGTGTCGAACAGTATCATATCCTTGTTTCTCACCTTGTTAGCCAAGCAGGGCATCAAACAGTGCAGTATCTCTGCGATGTCAGGACCATAGAGGTTGTAGCCGGTCTTGGGTAGACTGCTGTGCCACAGGTGCACGGGGCTGACACGGGCCTCATGCACATCCTCATGTTCATCGACATCACCCTCTACAATCGGCTCTAGAGCCCAGTTCTCATGAGCAGCATCACGGTGGTATTGCTGTGCAAGCCCCCTAATCAAACCCCTAGGGTCCTCGTTCAGCCAGACCTCGAACCTCTCTCTAGCACCCTTCCTAAACTCACTAGGCAGATAATGGATGAACTTCTCGAACTGCTCCATCGGGTCTTCATCATAGTCCCAGTCCTCCGGTGCTCCTAGGTTATGGTCCCATGGTACTCCTGAGCCCTTCATGTGAGAAGTCATGCTCTTGGCTCGGGACAGCCCAAGGGTACCCGATTCATCATAGCCCTTCAGAGCCCCCTTCCCAGCAACAGTCTTCAGATAGTCGGAAGACACCGGAGCGTGGTGGGCTAGAGAAAGAGCGTCCTTGATGACGGACTCCTTGAGTTTGGAGTCCATGGAGAACCAAGGAGGCATGTGGTTGTCCCTAGTCTCTAGGGGATGCCCCATCCAATTGCTTCCCATGGCAGTCAAGTTCCTAGCCAAGGCTGTGTGCATATGGTCGAGCAGGTCCTCTATACGCATGTCCGCTGGGTTCTGTTTTCTCAGACCGTGCCTGTCAGGACCACCCTCAGGGTCACGCTTAGGTAAATTGATGGGATGTCGGTTATCATCCTGCAAATAGGAGATGAACTCACCGAAGGCGTCCTTGCGGTCATTGGGGCTAGCCAACTGCAGACCCAGTAAGAGAGGGAGCAGACCCACACGGTTCGGGGAGTCGTCTCTCATCTCTTGGAACTCTGGGTCAATCATCGTCTCGCTACGACTGTGCTCCCTGTTTAATCTACCATCTCGAGTCAAGAGCCTCTTGGCGATGAAGTCATCACTCGCCCCATCGAACTGTAAATCGTACCAGTGGCTGTACAGTATCCTGAGTTCTCTCTCGGTCATGTCGTCTGCTAGTTTGTCCTTGTTGCGCTCGAACCAGTCAATCATGCTCTCCTCGTACATCCTAGTGAATGTGTGGTCCGGAGGCAGTTCGTCACCTACCACCTCACCATGCCTGTCCCTAGCCCTCGGGTCATGAAGATGGCTCTTCTCCGTCTTCCCGTTGCGTCTCCGGTAGACCTCCTCGTTCTTCTTCTTGATTTCCCGTTCCACCTTGTGCACAAAATGAGGGGAGTCCGGATGGAGGAAGTCAGCATGGAACTTGTGAGCCGAGTTCTTCACAGTACCCGCCCCACGCGAGTCACTGAACATGTGCAGAGCCTGTATGGGGTCCAGTCTAGTCTCCTCCCCAGTATACATCGGCCTGCCGGTCAAAGCACTGAGATAGTGACCATAGGTGATAACAGTGCTCCCTGGAACCAACTCATTCTCCTTCTCCTTCAGTTCCTCTATCGTGTTATTGAAGAAGATGTTCGGGTCTATGTCTTTGATTTTGGCGAACGGGAGAAGTGCCGGTACATCGAACGCCCTACTGGGGATAATGGAGGTGTTAGCCTGTTTTGCCTCTCTGCTACCCACCATTCTCATAGTGTCATAGAGATACTCCTCAGACCCGAGTGACTTACCCTGCTCATCGACCCCTAGAGATTTCGACCCAGTTTTTCTCCTCACTAGATGTGGGTCGATTATGTACTTGTCCGAGTCAGCGGGGTCGGGCCCACTGGGTACTTGGGGAGGTGGTCCACCTCGCCTCTTCGTGTCCTCTCTCAACCTCTCTTTCGGCCTGACACCCGGCTTCCTCTGATTGGTTGTGACAGGCTCCATAGACTCCCTAGTCTCGACTCCCTTGGCCTTGAGGACCTCCTCCATCTTGAGAAGGGTGTCGTCCCACTCTACATCCAGCCCATGGTTGAGCATGTTCCTGATGGCGAAGAAGAGTTCTGCAGCGTCTTCGTCGTCTTGGGATTGCTGGTAGCGTGCCTTGCTGCTTAGGAAATAATCCTCAGCATTCTCGAGCACACCATCACCACCGCCCTATCACATTCCACCAGGAGGTCCACCCATCGGTGGTCCGCCACCAGGAGGTCCACCAGGAGGTCCACCACCCATGTCATCTGGAGGTCCGCCACCATCTGAGGAAGCCTTGTCTGTGAGTTTGTCTACCATTGCTTTGATTTTGTCACCGAGTTCCATAGGGTCATCGGGCATATCCTCCTCACCACCACCTGGGGGCATATCGCCTGGAGGTCCACCACCCATATCATCTGGAGGTCCACCACCTGGGGGACCACCACCAGCACCTCCTAAGAGGGCCGCTAGAGGGTCGCCTGCTTTGGATACTTTACAGCCCTTACAGCCCTTATCACCACAAGGACACCGCTTCTTCAGAATTATCTCAATTTCCTTCTTGATGTCAGAAGGGGGCTTACCCACACTGGAGTGTGTGTAAGAAGAAGGGGGGTGGGGGTCTCCACCAGAGGGATTCTCGTGGGCGTCCAAAGTAGAACCTGTCTGATGAGGGTTAGCGTCTATGAAACTCACACTCTCGCTACTAGCACCCTTGTTGGTGACCTCCTCTAGGTCGCTTGGCAACTCTTGATTGGTGTGATAATGATTCATTGGGGCTTGTTCTACCCCGGTGATATTACGAATCTGAGAGTTATCCATCTCCAACTTCTCAACCATACTACCTGCTTTCTCTATCATTTCGTCTACATCTGGGGCATGCTGCCCTGCTTCTACCTGCATTGGCTTCATTGTTGGTCCACCGGCCTTCCTTCTGCTACTGCGGCCTGTTCAGCCATAGCGTGAATCTCCTCCCAGCCCATATCGTGCCAGTCTTTATTGTCAGTAGGTGGTTCTACCAAGATTCCATCCACCATGACGGCTGCCTTCTCGATAACGGCGTTCCTATCCCCACGAAGTGGGTCACCCCAAACATCCTCGGTAGAAGGTGTGGATGCCCTCACATACCCAGCCTTCTGTAACATAGATACAGGGTTACTCATCATCTTGTGCAATTCGTGGTTTTGGTCTCTAAGAGTCTGAATATCCCCATCCATTCGCTCCATCTTTGTGATGAGAGCATCGACTAGGGTATTCACATCATTCGACATCAATCAACCCTCTGCCCGAACCCATATTGGGGTTGCCAATTGCTTTGGATTCCATCGGGGCCGATATACCCTAGAGGTCGGTCACCCTTCACGATGGAGCCTTGGTCCTTGAACTCCATTACAGGGGCCCCACCAGCGTAGATGTCATTCACACCATCAGAGGACAGATTGTCTTCTTGAGCCTTGTTCAGTGAGGTAACATCCTCTGCTAGGAAATCACTGGTCTGACTGATTGCTCGAAGTAGTTGTTGTGCAGAAACCAAGTCGTTGTTATCTAGAGCCATCTTGAACTCTACCATCGTTGTCTCTAACTTTCTGACCATAGGGTCTAACTTGATAATCTCGTCAGCCATGTTTCCCGCACACCCCCTCTACACTTCAATCTATCGCGGAAGCCCGCCTTTCTTCTTCTTGGACCCTAGAGGGTCTGCTACAGATTCTTTTGCGTCTCTTACAGCATCCAACGCTTCTTCAATGGGAGTCTTCTCACTCCCCCTTTGGCCGGTCTTGGTGGCACCCGAAGGGGTACCGCTTCTAGCAGAGACATTCTTGACGCCAGCGACTCTGCCGTGCCTCAATCCTCTACTTTCTGAGTCTGAACCTGCCCCTAGACTCTTTCGAGTCACCATAGGCATCCTACGCGCATCACCTGGGTGGAAGGATGGTGCTGGCGTTGCACCGGCTGCTGGCATTGCTGCACCTGTTGGTGGATGGGCCACTGGAGCACCACCGTGTGGCATCATCATCGGACCACCACCACCACCCATCATCGGGGGCATCATACCAGGAGGCATACCGGGCTGTGGTGGGGGCATCATTGGTGGTGCACCTCCTGCATCGGGTGGAGGAGGAGCACCGCCGCCACCCTGTTGCATGGCAGCCTGTTGTTGAGCAGCCATTTGTTGTGGGTCAGGCTTCTTGTAAATGAATCTGATATCTCTACCTGCATCTTCTGTGAGTTCAGGCTGGAACCCGAGTTGAGCCATCCTCTGAGCGATGTTGACCTCCTGCTCATCTCTCCTCAGCCGAGTGACTTCATCCTCCTCCTCATTGGGATAGAGGGTCATGTCCCAGTCTGTGACCCCCATCTCAGAGAACAGCCTTGGGAAGATATCACGAGAGTACAACTTCTGACCGAACTCCACAGCCCTGTTGGTGACGAGTATCTGAAGCCCCTCGTTATTGAGACCACCACCCTTACCGGAATCCATCATGAAGATGTTGGAGACTCCGTAGAATGCTGCTATACGCATGCGTAGTTCATCACGGACTGCACCATACTGCATCTCGTCGAGTGTGTCCATGAATCTGACGAACTCGACGCGCCCTCTACCTGTAGCAGACTCCACACCTATCTTAGGAATGTAATTGGGGTCACGCTCCATCTTCTCTTCAGCACCCTTCCAAAATGCTGCTGTGGACTGGATATTGTCAGTAGTGATGGACAGGACACCTCTTGGAATCCTCCGCTTTTGGTAAGCGAGATACATGTAGTTGTCCATGGCGGTGAGAGTCATAGCCTGTCTCCACATCGTGGCTACGGGGCTTCTACCATAGAGTTTGGATGGGTTGAACTTGGAGATGTGGACGACTTCCCCCTCTATGTAATACTGGGTCTTGCCCGAACCAGCCGTGTTGATGAATTGGACATCCTGCAAGTCTAGGTTACAGACCTCACACTTGTGGTCCTCCTCGGTGAATGGGTAGGTCTTGTCCCTGTGGACGGGGCAAATCAGATACCTACCACCCCTAACACCCCTCTTGTCGGCGACGATTCTCATGAAGGTGGGGTCACCACGCATCAACTCCTTGACCCTATAGAACTCAATCTTACCAGTATCGGGGTTGAGGAAATACTCCTTGATGAGGACCATGAACCCGTCATCGACGATATCTAGGTCCCACTCGACCTCTCTCAGCACATCTGTGAAAGATTGGTCCATCCCGTTTCTCTGCTTGACGAACCAACGCGGGTATAGAATCTGGTCTGCATCGGGGGTTTGGAAATCAGCACCACCGCATATTGAGCATTCGGAGACAGTATCATGCTGGTACTCCTCCTCACATTGAGAGCACTTCATGTGGAACTTCTTCTTCCAGTAATGCCCTCTCCTGAATATCTCCTGACAGAGGGTATTGATTGTGGTTCTGAGAATGATACTCTCCTGTACTGTAGCATATAGAGCAGGGATACTCACACCCTGAACTAGGACCGGCTCCTGTATACCCGCCTTCCAAAGCGGCATTATGGGTTCAGGTGTAGTCTTCCTCCGGTAGTTGCCGGTTATCCTGTCAATGAACCTACCGACCACACCTTTCTCTTCTTCAGCCATCAGTCCTCACGCTCCCATGGTTGAGGAAGAACCTGTAGATAGTGAGGGTCTCGGCGAATTGTGGGTTGAGTCAGGGTGTTGAAATCTTCGCCTGTAATGTCGGGGCTCATCGTTGAGCCATCGGGTTTCAGTATTGTCGTCATATCGTTAATGTCAGCATGGTGAAGTAGATAGTCGATAACCCCCTGCTTCCGTTTACACTCAGCACACTCTTTCAACACAGCCCAAGCATCTTCCAATGCCATCAGATATCACCTACTAAACCACTCATGTCGTCAACAAGCCTGATGACCTCGGGGTCGCTCCTACCCCATGAGAGGACCTCCTGTTCATCAACATTCCACTCTTCAAGCAGTTCATCACCCTTCACATCGTGCCAGTTCTCCCATTTAACTATCTTGAACAACTCATCTCTCCGCTTGGTAATCATATCACCATCACGGCCCCGTAAATCGAGAAGTTCCAAGATACACACGGCTTGCTTCTTCTTCAATCTGAGATGGTCTTGAGTACCCCTCAAGAGTTTTCTCAAATCATCAGCGCTGTAGAATTGTAGCCTGTGCTGGCTTTTCTTACTACTCTCGTGAACTTTCAAATCCAATTGCAGAATACCACAACCAAGCATCTTATGCATCTGCTCACAATGCACTCTACCCCTCTCCCCAGTCGCTATGATTCCTGCTCTAGGCTCCCCTCGCTTGGAGATGGTGATGTAACCATCAGCATCTAGGAACCCAGCAGCATAGGCCCAAGGGTCCTTGATGATAGAGTCACTAGAGAGTAATTCCCATTTCTCGAGATGCTTCGCTATGTTGTACTCGGGCCCGTATACCTTGAGTAACGCGCTCAGTTTCTGTACAGAGAATGACTTGTTCCTACCGTCCAAGTGGGACATGTTCTCCAACAGAGCCCTAGTATCCATAGGCCCTCTGTTAGAGAGAATGTCTGAGGCGACATTGAGATACGCCGCCTCGGATTTATTCAGACTGTCCGCTTGGTGCAGAGAACCTCTCCACATGCTCCTAGCCTCACTCCTCTTGTTGATGGCCTCCACCCAAAGGGCTCGTTGCTCGTCATCCCAGTTCCCTTCCACTTCACCCAGTCGCTTGATGACTGTGTTACTGTTATCCCACTGGATGCAAGCCTGCTTGAGAGATATCTCTCTAACTTCCCCGAACTTTCTCAGTGCTTTCAAGTCTCTATCTGTCAGACCCAGCCCCCGGATAGGCTCGATGTATTCCGAGGCCCAAGGTACTCCCAACAGAACAGATTCTATCTCAGCCTGTTTCGCTTTCCTAACTACCTCAATCAACTCGTCGATATCGCCTGTGAACTCCTTATGGACCCTCCTTTTCATACGGAGGTCCTTGATTAGTTCAGAAGCAGTCTTCCCGAACTGGTCCTCGAACCAGCCATCCACAACCTCCCCATCGGTGAACTGGGGCGACTCGCTCTCGACCTCGGGGGTGGGGGGAGCGTCACCCTCGAACTGTGGTGCAACCAACTGCTCGTTCTTGAACAGAGGGTGTTGCATCAACTGCTTGATGACCCAAGCCCTGTCAGAATCAGGTTCATTGGTCTTGGCGTCGTAATCGTCACCGATGAGCATGCTACCCCAAGTCAATCTATCAGCCCCTGCATCAAGTCATCCAAATCTACAATTCTCTCACGGAACTCGGTGGTGGCCCAAACAGCCAAAGCGAGGGCTATAGCAAAGTCATCGTGGCGAGCAATAGTCTCCAACTTACCCTGTTTCGTCATACCAAACATGATGAGTTCGTGCTCCAATTGGCTGATGAGGTCACGAGACCTCTCATCTCCCCATGGCAGACGCATCTGCTCGCGCTCGAAGCGTAGGACCAATCCCATAAGAAGGCTCTCCCTCCTCTGCTTGGTACTGATGAATGTCTTGATAGGAAGGTCGGTGTCAGCCCTCAGTTCTGTGGCGAACACACGCTGGAAATGGTTGGCCTCGAGTTCAATCACATCAGGCTGGAATCGGTTGTTGAGTCGTTGAATCTCAAAAATCTGAGTGCGGAAATCCATACCCTTCCTTCTCACTACATGGACCAATTCCAACAACTCGGGGTTATCAGAGGGCCTTCGTAAGACCAGCATCACGGTGAAGTCAGCCCCACGGTCAGATGAGATGGCTGGGTCCCAACCGATGAAATATTGGTCATCGGAATCCTTCTCCCTTCTATCTAGAAGAGTGAGATAGGGGTCCTTACAAGCACTGACAATGGTAGAGGGGAACAGGCTGGACATATCGTCCATGGGCTCACAGAGATATTCACGGGTGAAGGCTATGGCTGGCATGTCCATCCTTCGAGCATCGAGAGCCTCTAACGACCAACGCCATGGCCAAAGAGGCTCACCAGCCTCGTTGATTGCTGGATATGTCTCAACCAAGTAACCATCCCTCTGCTCTAGTTCTGTGTACAGGTCAGTAGGGGTGAATGGTGTGCCGACTATGCACAACTGGGCGGTGTGGTGGACCGTTGGTACCATGACCTCATAGAACCAAGAGGCTACTCTCTGCAATTCGGTCTCTGTAGTCCCCCACAGGATGTCGTCTAGGAGAACGATATCAGGGTGAGCACCACGAACACCACCACCCACTGACTTGGCGGTGATTCGAGAGCCGTTGGTGAATCCGAAGAAGGTCTTGGACCAAGCGTCCTTGTCCTTCATCTTAGCCAGCATGGGACTACTGTCTATCAAGTCATTGAGATTTCTCATGTGGCGAATCGACTGGTCTAGACTGTGGCTGAATATCATGATGTCTGTCCTAACGCAGAATACCGCCTTCCAAAGTATGTACCCTATGAAGAGAGTAGATTTTCCATGGTCACGGGCTGCTTTCACACAGTACCTGTTGTGAGTGTTGAGGTTATGGAACCACTTGGCATGGTGGTCAGCCAACTGCCAGCCCAGTATCTCCTCGAAGAAGAACTTGAAGTCCCTCTTGGACATCTCCCAGTCGATATCCTCAATGACATCCTTAGTTTCAGTATCAACCAAGCAAATCACCCCAGTTTCAATACGGCCCAAGCGGTATCCATGGGGTCCAGTTGGTCGACGGAAAGAGACACATCTTCATCATCAGTAATCTTCGACCCTCCTTCCACTGGTGGTGGTTTGTCCGGTGGCTCCATATCCTTGTTCTTATTCCCACTCTCTTGCGACGCCGTACCCATATCCCTCCATACGAAGTCGTCTGGAATTGCCTCTTCCCACCCAGGGTGGGCACGCAGCCACTTGATTCCAGCCTTAGGATTCTCTTTGAACAGTTTTGTTAATTTCTCCTTCATATGGACTTTGTAGTAGGCCTTTGGGCCTTTTTTGCCACCTAGGAGTTTGTTGTCCATGAAATTATGCAAGTTATCTCTACCGGACTCCGGTGGGTCAACTGTGAAATTGTTCTTGTGAACGAGTTTGAGTTTGTCCCCGTAAACACCCCAACTCTGGTCTTCAGGATGGTGTTCACCTTCCTTGTTGAAGCCCTCGTGCCAATCATCCTCTAAGTTACTAGTTGCATTTTCTAGAGTCTTCTCACTCCTCCTCTCTCTAGGGGTCTTTTCTTCCTCGGGCTTTTCTTCCTCGGGCTTTTCTTCCTCGGGCTTTTCTTCCTCGGGCTTTTCTTCCTCGGGCTCAACTGGGAACTCCCTAGGTGAGTCCCTAAGTGCTGCCATTCCCCTCTCCCTACCATATTTGGCAGTGTCATTTCCATGTAACCAATTGGCTAGACCCTGTAGATAGCCGCCCTCGCCGAAGATGTTCCTAGGTAGAACCTCACCTGCTGCATACGGCTTAGCCCTCTTGTGCTCAGGGTCGTCCGTGTCAACATCAGCAGTCACAAGCCTTGGTTTGTCACCGGGTGAATGGAACCAGTCCCTAGACCGCCCCCACTGATTTGGCCCTGCTTCAAACAAAGGCTCATCCGTGGGTCCCGACATCCTACTGTCCCTATACCAGTCACGCATCTGTTGTGCGAACTTCGCCTGTTGCAACTTGTAGGCCCTCATTCTAGCCTTAGTGCCTGGGTCTGTGAACCTGTCATGCCATGTTCTGTCTGAAACCCCCGGCATCTCTGGTAACCACTGTGGGGTGTTCATCCCCCCTTCACCTTCTACACCGGGGATGTATGTTGGATAGTCCTTCAAGAACTGCCAAGCGGCATCCATATTGTCCATAATCAGTCCCCCAGCGCTACCTTCACACCTTTCACCACAAGTGGCTCTACATTCAAGTCTTGCGCGAGCCTCTCCCAATCACCACGCCCTTCCTTGATATAGTACAAATCCGCTGACGAGATGTCATAGGTCTTGCACAAGTCCTCCCTGTCTCCCCTGTCCGACACCGAAAAGGGGCGATTGCTGGGCAATGACTTCAGAACAGCATCGTCCATGCGGGCGTCCGCCCTTTGGAGGCTCTCCATGAATGTGAAGACTGGGTCCATGGAACGACGCATAATCTGACTGGCAGAGGGTTCTCCCATGGGTGGTTGTGTGGGCTCTGTACCCATCACGCTTACTTGGTCACCTGGAGTCAAACCACCCCTAGCACCAGCCATGGGCTCTCTCTCAGGGCTGGGGGTTCCGGTTGGCAGTCTTACTTGGGGGCCCATGTTCTCATTGTAGGGTACGCTCTTGATTTCCCCAGGGTCTATGGGGGTCACCTCAGGCATATAGGAGAATAACTCGTTCTGCAGTGGATTGGGTCTAACACCCCCACCCTTCCTAGCGATGATACTGGCATAGAGAGCCTCTGACAGGACTTTCCTAGTCTCAGCCCAATCGTTCCTGCTCCCGTGGTCCAAGCCCATGACAAGGAGTATGTTGTCAGCATTCCACTCGAACTCGGACTTCCTCCTATGAGCGTCTCCACCTGTTTCCATGTGCCCTGCCTCTCCGACAGGAGCCCCTATCATAGCCCTCAACTCGTTGACGGTCTTCCTCAGCATCCCCATGGACCTACCAGGCTTACTGTCCCCTGCAGGCCTGTCAGCGAACCCTCTGAACTCTGCTGTCAGTAGGTCTCCTGCTGGAGTCGCAGCCAGTCTCTGTAAGACGGTTGGGGGAACCTTCTGCCCGAAAATCTGTTGTAAACTCTCCCATCTCGAATTAACTGTACTCCCCCAAGAGCGCTTCGGCTCGAAAAACGAGGGGTGGAGACTGGCTATGGCACGAAGCATGTTGTAACCTTCACCATCCAATCCACGGTGAGCCTTCTTGTCCTTGGGGGTACCACCACCGTGTAGAGGGCTGGTAGGGTCTTGGTTTCTGTGGAATCTCCTCAGACCCCTCCCCATACCGTCTGCTCTCTCCACGAAACCTGCATCGGCGTTGATGACTCCCCCACGCGTCTCCTTGTAGGGGAAATGATAGCCGGACTCATGGACCACATCCTCCAAATCACTGTAGGGGTGGAGATGGGCCCCCTCTATGTGCTCTATACCATCGTCATCCTTCTCGCTGAGAGAAGTAGTGATGAGGTTCTTATTGATGTCCCTAACCACCCTGTCAGCAGGATGTACCCGTTGTGAACCCTTACCATGTGGTACTTCCGTCACGAGTCTGTTGTCCTTATCCCTAGTGGGATGCTTCTCGAACCTCTCACCGTAGAAGTTCTGCTTGTAATCAGGATGCAAACCTGGGGTCCCGTCTTCGGGGTAGGGCATGGGTAGGATGTTGTGGTCATCTCCCTTCTTGCGCTTCCTGTGATTGAATCTACGAGTGGCTTTATTGATGTCCCTCCTAGCCTTCATCTGTGCTTCACCCACATTGTTGGTGAGGTTTGGAGTCTTCAGAATACCTCTAGCCAGTGTCCTAACCAAGGCATCATACGGGTGCTCCACGATGTGGTCCTTGTCATAGGGAGCCTTCGTCCGTGGGTCGATGTGGAACGGGACGACATCAGGTCTGTCCAAACCCAATTCCTCGAGTTCTGCCCTACTGAGCATCCTGTGCCCATCAATCCAGTTCCCCCTGCTCTTGAGAATTAAATCCATCACTGATGTCCCCTTCTAGGTGCCAAGAGCCCGATAGGATGAGCACCCCAGAAACGGGGGTCATCATCTGGGTCTACTGAGGTCGCCCCAGTGGGAGAAGAAGTGACTCGGTGCTGAGCGTTAGCACTGGGTCTCTCATCATCATGTTCAGCGTCCTCCAACCCAGCCTTCCTGAGAAAACCACTTCTCAACATTCTTCTCAGTTCTCGAATTAGATTCTTGAACTCATTGATGTCATTGAGGGAGAGACCAGACGACCTCTTCAATACCAAGTTCTCAAGCATATGCCTATCATAGACAGTCTCTGCCAACGCTATCGGTGAGGCTCCAGCGATGGGGGAAGCAGTCACAGCACTCACAGGGGGGATAGCAGCCCCAATAGCACTACTCCTCAGTGGCTCCATACCACCTGCCACTGGTGGTTTTCTCGGCCCCTTTAGGACACTGGGTGCATGTAGGATTGGATTGCGAGCGTGGTTCTTGCTCAGAGACGCGAAGGTGTTACCAGTACCGACTCCCAAACGACCACCGGCTCCATAGGGTGTAGGGATAGTGTAGGGGAGTGCAGTGACACCCATTCTAGAGGCTTGACTCCTATGCGTCTTCTGCAACCTCTTCTGAGGATTGGCCTGCATCCAAAGCAGATTCTTCCCAGAACGATGCCTACTTCTAGTAAGGACCGGATTCTTCGGGAGTCCTTTAGTGGTTCTAGTCCTCTTGCTGATACCAAACCTGTACCTTGTGGCTCTCTCAGGGTGCCTAGTTCCATGTACATTCAAGGCAGTCTTGGAGTTGTTGCGGGCCTGTATGACATCCATACCCATCTTCTTCTTCTTACTAACAGTCTGCTTGTGCCTCTCTGATGCGGCCCTGTTCTCGATGGTCTTTATGCCGGACCTTGTTCTAGACAAGTCCCTCTTGAGTAGGAGGGAGGAAGGGAGCCGCATAGGTTCACCAGTCATGACATTCACCGGAGCCCCTCCCATGGCAGAGCCCCCTCCGGTCTTAGCACCAGTCGCTACATCTAGAGCATAACCAGTGCTACTTGCTGGGCCAGTCATCTCTGAGAACTCCTCATCATTCCGTTGGTTGTCCCCACGAGCCCTTCTCTTCCTAGGTATCTTGATGTTGACATGATGGAGCCCGTGAATCTTCTTCTCCCTGTGCTCCTTCTCTTTCCTCTTCTTTTGGTCATCGCGTTCCTTGCCTTCAGGGTCATCCCTCCCAAAGTTCCTGTCTTCCTCCATGAACTCAGGTGCCTCACGGGGGTTGAACTTGAGACCGGATGTGGAGCCTCTTAGACCACCACCTACATCCTTCAAAACTCTTATCTTACCACCCATGTTTACCCTCCGTTATAGCATCCACAGTGAGTCTAATGCGGCTACTGATGTTGTAGTAGAACTCTCTCAATTCGATAGGTGAGGTGAACACCTCAGCAAAGCAATCCATCAACTCGTATAGACGGTCAATCGAGACACCTAGTCTCTGCCGTTCCTCGAAGACACCCTCAGAATCATCATCAGAGACCTTCTTGAAAGACTCTTGCAAGTCCTTCACAGCACTGGTGTGGTCATTGTACTGCTCGTAGATTACTGGGTTCATAGCCCCAACCGCCTCATACCATCGGTCAACTACATCATCCAACAGAGACAGGAAGAGTGGTAGTTCCTTCCGATGTACCGGCCTAGTGTCCCTTAGAAGAGAAGCCATCCTCAAATCCACACACATGAGGGTGGAAACTGGTACCATGAATTGCCCTTGCTCACCTCTCATCTATCTCCACCACCTCGTCCTCTTGGAGTAATTTGTTGCGAATCCTCTTCCAAACCTCTGGTGACTCCTTAGCGAGTTCTACCTTGAGTATGTTCACAGTATCAGCCTGTATGGTCTGCTGTACATCTCCTATAGTCTTCTCCTGTAATTTGAGCATCAGACCTAGAGTCTCCCTAACTTCTCTGTGCAAGGCGGTTATGTTCTTCACATAAGAGGGGTCATTTCGGTCAGCATCATCCAAGAAGACCCCCAATTCCCCATTCAGTCTCTCGACATTGGACCTAAGACTGCCCATTTCCTCTCCCGTCCGTATCGCCACAAGAGGAGCCGCAGTCTTCTGAACCAGTGGTTTGAGATGGTGTCGGATGTGGTGATACACTGTGGACTCACTACACCCGATGGCCTCGGCGATGGCGTCACTGCTCATACCACCTAGGAAATAGGCGTTCTCGAACTCGAACCTCTCAGGGTGCGTGCATATCACACAATCACTGTTAGACCCCATGTGAAACTCTCCCATGTGGTTTCTGAAATGGCGGTCTGAGGTACCCTCACGCCAGTTCTTGTCCTTGTCTAACTGCTTCGGGATTATGCCCCCTTGGAGCAGCCCTTCCTCCAATAAATCCCTGTCATCATCTTGACAGAGACGGCAAGAAGACCGAGTAACGCGTTCGCCCATCTAGTGGACGGATGGGGGGAAGCCTCTAAGCCCTTTCTGTTTCTCCGCACTTCGTGCGAGGTCTAGGGCGGGCACCTACAGTAGCGACACACACGGCTGCAACCGTGTCGGAGAAAGCCACCCTGGCCTCCACAATTTCAGATTTGAGGATGGCCGCTGGTGATATCATCAGGGCTAATCATGTGACTGACAAAGAACAGAGGGAGAGGCTACTGATTTGTGACTCTTGTGAACACAAAACCGGGACGCGTTGTAACCTCTGTAGATGCTTTCTCAATTACAAGACTAAACTCACGAATAGCGAGTGCCCAATAGGGAAGTGGTCAGCCTCTGTCGGAGAGTCTGCGGTAGACGGCTCCGGTCAGCAATAGACTGGTGAACAGAATAGCCATCGAATATGTGAGTTCAGTCTGCCTCATGTCATTGGCATTGAAGGCTATCATCAGGAATGCACCTAGGGTGATACTGATGACCTGCACCATTATCATGTCAATCAGTGAAGACTTCTTCACATTAGTCATGTCATGTATGCCATACACGACACTGTCAATGGGGATGAACTGTAAGGGGTTCATACTAGTGCCTTTCATCTAATCACATCGTTGGGGGGAGTGTTGAAACTGGTTGTGGTAATCCTACAGCACCTCTGAAGACATTGCCGATGGTACTACCAACATTCTGCATAAAGCCAGGGTTAGCCATGGCAGCACCAAGTGCATCACTCATCAGGTTCTGCTGAACCATATTGAGTATAGCCTGCTGTTGCTGGTGAGCCGCAGTTATGGAGGTCTGAGCCGCTGTAGCGAGGGTGTTGTTCTCCATCGTCACACTGTCAACAGTGGGGAGGAGTGTTGCGTCCACGAACTCGAACTTCAACTTACCATCGTCAGTCTCTACAAGAGTAGCATTCTTCAGAGTCTCCACAGTGGCAAGAGCACTGATTTTGTACATCAAAGCAACTAACACATCTAGATTAGGGCCAGCGAACCATCTGTCCACGGGCACGCTAGTCTGTATAAGAGCAGCCATCACTTCCAAATCGCTCGGAGGGGCCAAAGGTGGTGCCTGTTGATATTGGTATCCCATCCCCCCCATCATCCCTGCGCCCATTGCACCATACGGATTAGCATAAGGGTCAGTCGCCCCATAAGCGGACATTGTTTGTTGACCACCAGGTAATCCTAGTGGAGCAGGAGTCGCTGATTGACTGGATTGCCACCAACTCATTCGACCACCCCTTGCATAGCCTCAGCAGTGTCCATCATCTCTTGCGTAGGAGGTGGCACAGTTGAAGTTTCCGTCTGAGGTGCTGTCTGTGCTAACAGTTCTCCGAGACCCATAGTGGGTGCCCCAGAACTAGAACCACTATTGAGAATGGCCTCATTGATGAGTCTAGAATTGACCCCTGTCTCGAACTGTCTCATATCGAAGACAACTACAGTTAGGTCATTGTTACCGTCCACATTCTGCAATCTCACTACAGGGATATTGTCCTCCTTCATCATATTGAAGAATGGCTGGTACCTCTGCAATGGAAGGGGGGTATTGTCCTTCCCTATCACCCCACCAGCCATACCAGCCACTGGGACAGTGACCATGGAAACACCTTTGTTCAGCCTGGACTTGAGGGTGCTTGTAGTCCCATCCTCCTCATCCTGTTCCGCAGTCTCCCACTTCAAGAGCAGGTGATAGAGATGAAGGTGCTCAGGACAGTATGTCCCTCTAACTATTCTACCACTGGTCACACCCTCACGAGCCTGGAAGCCTCTTGACTCCCCACTCACGGGGTCTGTGAAATATAGGTCCCAAAGAGACTTCCCAGTCTCCTCATCCTTAATCATATCATAGACATTACCAGCAGCCCTCATCAGATTATCCACATCACAGCCGTCGATGCAGCAGTGGGTGGCGTCCCCGGAATACTGGTACTTTCCACCGAACCACCATCTGCGTGGAGACCACAATCTCCGCTTGGTGGGGGTGAGGAGTCTGTAGGCTTGGCGGATATCAGACCTTCGAGCCTTCTTGAGGTTACCATGGTTCGATGGGTAGAAATTGACCTTGGGTATCTCGATATGAGTCTGCATTGCTGCTTCCTGCATATAGGTCTGAGCCTGGGCCATCTCTCTCAATTGCGCTAACGGCACCTGTGAGTTACCGGCTATCTGTAGCATCTGCTGGCTGTTGTAAGACCCCAATGGGGGTAGTTCTGAGGGTTGTCCGAACGGGTTCATCACCATATTGTCACCATGTTAGCATATCTACCAGAGTCTGTTCCACATTCCAGCCTATCTTGGTGGCCATCATGCTCACTCGACAGGGGATGCCTGCCTTCTGGAGTTTCACCATTGCTGGTCGGTAGGGGTTGAATATAGGATGTTCCCTCAGCCGTTGAGATTGCCACAAGATATTGGCCTTCTGGTCCCACCATAGGTCTGCCTTGTTTGCTACAACCCATATTTGTTTGGGGGCGTATTTCTGTCCTTTCCATCGACTCCTGAGACTTCGATACTTCCATCTCCTGTCGATTAAGGCGTCTACGAGATACTCCAGCCCTCCCACTGCGTCGATGGTATCTGAGCCGTTCCCATTCTGAGCCCTGTCGTCTATCATGAAGATGACCATTTCGACCTGCCTCTCCACCATGTCGTCTATCCAAAGATTCCAGAATCGTTGTTGTCCTCCTAGGTCTGATGAGTGTATTACTCTCTTCTCCCCCTTGTATCGTATCCTCTTGCGAGTGGGTTGAGGTAGAACATGCCCTGACCCTAGTAGCCTCTCTGAATGAGTGGTCCTGTCCTCGACATCGGCCATCTCTCCTGGTGTCGTCATGAACATGTCCAAGGTGGTCTTCCCTACCATGGTTGGGCCGTATATCCCCAACCTGCGCGGTTTCATGTAGTTGTAGAGGTCGTTTCCGAATACTACCGCTGCCATCAAGACGGAACCGCCAATCGCCATGCACGCTTACACCCAACCGCCGACTGTCTCCTGAGCCCATGTGATGAAGGAATCTACTGTATTCTCCCATATACTGATACTAGCATTGCTCTCTACAGCCGAAGTGATGAATACTGCCCCTATAGTGAAAAGGACAGTTCTGAACCATCCCCAACTGTACTCGTAGTAATTATCGAGTGTGTTCTGCCAATGAAGGGCTTTGAGAGTCGCTTCAGTGGCATCATCACTGGGAGTCTTGAAAAGCCATCCCATTCAACTACACCTTCTTGGCGAACTGCCCACCAGCACTTCGTGGCTGGTTGTCGGACGGGCCCAAGTCAATAGAACCTTTCTCCTCTGCGCCATGCTGGGGAGGGCCAGGAGGTTGAGGGATTACCAGCATATCACCCAGTTGAGTGATATCAGCCCCAGTGGACTCCAATTCTTGCTGGTGTTCCATCATCTGCATCTGTCGAACGAACTGCGCTTCTTGCATTCTCATCTCCAGTTCCATCTGGCGATTAGCCATTTCCTGTTGCATTTGCTGCATTCTGCGACTCCTCTCTCTGTCCATGCGTGCGAAGCCCGCTTTATGGTCCATCGAGTCCTGCATCAGTAACTTGTACAGGACGAAGGACATTCCTTGTAGGGTGAAAGCAGCCATCGCGTATGTGTAAGCGTTAGTCTGGGTATCACCGGCTTTGAGCCAGAGACCAGAATCAAACACAGCGATGGTTGACCCCACAAGTAGGGAAACGAAGGTGATTAACCCCAATACCCTCAGTTCATCAGCGGTTGTCTCACTAGGTTGTAGCGGTGGTAGATTTGACGATGCCATGTATCTTCCTCACCCGTGCGAGGGAACACTACCACATATAATCTCCTGTTGGGAGACTGACCATGTTCTCGTTTTTATCACAATGGTTTGAGATTCTTGAGAATATTATCCCAAGCGACCTCTACGGGCGAGCCCTCTGCTTTAGGAAGATAAGCGTTGTAATCTGAATCATCATCACCTTCTACTCCCCCAGGTGACTCAAAACTACTAGATTGGATATCATCGACTGTGGGTGCCTTCAGACCAGTACCCTGTAAGGCATTCCCTATGTGGGTAAGGTACTGCTGGGCGTGTTCGTGCCTGCCCTCCCTGTGGGCCCTAACAGCCTCATCATGCATTGCCGCGGGAGTGAAGATGGAATCCCTCATCACAGCACTATCCTTGGATGAGACCAACTTGGGCTCCCCGAACTCATCAACTCTCACCTCTCCGGTCTCGGGGTCCCTGTCGAAGTCATCCTCCCCTACATGGAAAGAGCCCTCGATGCGTTTATCCAAGTTATCGAGTGCGCCTGCGTACACACTACCAGCGGTACCGAACACTGAACCATCCGGTAGGTAGAACGGCTTGCTATCGGTGTTGAAGTTCCCATCTAGTATCCCTTGAGCCATTTCTGAACTCGTCACACCTCCCTTAGACAATACCGCACCATGACGGATGGTCTTGTTGGTATCTATATTCATCCTACCGACCAGTCTGTAGACCTTGTCACCAGCAGACTCTCTGTTTATCCTAGCGATGGGAGACCCGAAATCGGTCCAACTACAGAATGCCTTCAACAGTCGGGCATCGGCCAATGCGGTCTCATCGAACTTGTTGAGTTTGGATTTGGCTTCGAGTCTCTTGATAGCATGGTTAGCCTTGTTCAACTTGCTCTTGAGAAGCCTTGAATCCTTCCAGTTCTCCTGCTTCTTCTCCCTCATTACCTCTGTCGTGGGCCCCAAAGCACTCCCCAAGTCGTCTATGCTAGAGGCCCCAGTGACCCTCAGTAGTTCGCTTAGGTTCATGCTCCCACTCTGTCTAGCCCACTGTTGGTTCAGACTAGCGACTTGTTTTGCCACACTCTTCGCACCTGAGAACTTAACGCTCCTCTCTTTCTCACCGACTTTGACCCGGTGTTTCCAACCATTATTACTGAGGAAGCCTTTGTGTAGAGTGGGGATTGACATGTTCCGGTCTGTGACAGCAGTCAGATAGGCCTGAGCCCAGTCAGCAGCGCTCTCATTCACCTCTTCATCCATGTGTTCGAGGGGGGCCTCAGTAACATCGTAGATGCTCTCCAAGGCATCTGCGGCTAACAGTCTCTCATTCAACCTCGAGCCTCCGGCCCCCAGTCTCAACGCTCTCAGTGCTTCACCCGCTTCGGACTTCTTAATCGGCCTGAAATCACCACCAGGGGTCCCCACATGCAACTCATAATCCGGACTGTGGTATGTGACGAGTGCATTGTCCCAGTTCCCGAAGGTCACTCTGCCAGCCCCAGGGATTCCGATGCAGTGACCGCATGGGACTAGGTTGTTGTCTTTGTCCCTTCGCTCACCAGTCTGCCCGCAGCGGTCACACTTGACCAAGGCTGGGTCCATCTCACCCGCACCGACATCCATGTGATTCGCTATGTACTTGAGCCTCTTGATTAGGTCCTCTCTAGCATCTAGTGCTGGTCCCAACCAACCCAATTGGCCGGCATTGGTCTTGTTCCCAGGATGGATGTGGTCCTTTGTCCAAACATCACTCTCTCCTTTGAGACCACAGTTAGGGCACTCACCCGCAGCCATACTCTCCTTACCCATCTGTGCATGACAAGCGGGGCAGAAGGAGGTACTTCTCACTCCCATCAAACCAAGACTGCCATCTGGTCCTTGGATGAATGATTTATGTTGTGGGTTATTGGGGTCGAACCCGTGTTCGATGTAGTTCAGTATGGACATATCGTCCGGAATGGCTCCGGAGTCGAAGATGTCGAAGGGGGAATAGACTACACCCCCGCTAGTGGGATGAGTGAAATAGGGGATGTGCATATCCAACTTCTCGAGGGAGTTATGCCATTCCGCCACTGCTTCCTTGGTCTCCTCGAACCACGCCTCCTCCATATCAGTTGATTGCTGCTTATACTCGTCTTCTGTCAAGACACCATGCTCCAGTTGTTTCTTCAGCCGACGCCTATCTGAATCCCTGAAATGGAGCATTCTACTCATCACCTTATCGTACTCCTTTGCGACCCATGCCCTGTACTTCTCCGGCGGCATGTGGTTCTTGACTCCGAATGCCTTGCTCCCCTCATACTTGAAACCCAACTCCAGCATTCTCTGGATGCCCTCATGTCCACCATAGTAGTTCTTGCTGGGGAGGCCCTCTCCCATCGCGGCCTTCATACGGGGGCTGTTCATCAAATCCAAGTGGTTGGGAGCAGCCAAGCCCGAGGGAACCAGTTCCATGCTCTTGAGACCACCCGCCCCAGTGGTGAAATGCTCTCTCATGGCTTTCTCCCTGCAGAACCTGCTACCTACTGGGATTTGTTGTGTGCAACCTGGGAACTGACACTCATCAGGAGGGGTGGGTTTTTTCCCACCCTCCCATTGGATAGGCGGAGCGTCGGGTGCAGCCATGGTCCGAGCACTCTCTTTCAGTTCCTCCGCTCTCCTCGCTTCCGCTTCCTTCCTCCTATCCTCCGCGTCGGAACCAGTAGGTACCCCCTCACCACCCCAAAACTCCTCCGATGTCATCTGCTGTAACTGCCTGTTGAAGGAACTCCCAGTACCCATCCCACCGGAATTGGAGTACCATGGGTCTCTCATGGTGAAGATGTTCCCTGTGGGATTCCCGTCAGCATCCTTCTCCTCGTGCCATAGCCATCCAGGGGAGGGAATCAAGCCTGGAGGAGCCCTCCCTGTCTCGTCGGGGTCACTCGGAAGAACATAATCCCCCACGATATCATCAGGCATTTGGTTGATTAGGGCCGCATCGGGGTCGGTTATCAGTTCCGGAGGGTCCTGCTCGTTGGGTGGGAAACTCATCTTGTTACCCCACAACTCCCTCTTCACACCACCGAGGAATGTCCTAACTCTGTGAATCGCCTCCTTCCCACTCTCGCTGGCATGGTATCCTGTATGACCGTCGCAACTCGGGCAGACATGGGTGCCTTTGCAGCCTGGGCACTGTATCCGATATTTCCCACTAACTATGTAACTGGGGTTGTCTATGTCGTGTTCGGGATGTTCCTCCCAAGAGGCATGACGGAATGGTCTCGAATGGTCTCTCATGAACTCCACGGCAGCGGGGTCTGTCAGAAGGTGTGTACCCCCTTCCTTGGGTAAGGGCTGTCTCTCTCTGTCCAACGCCTCTCCTACTACCTCCCCGCTCTCGTCGTACATGTCGATGAAAGCAGGGGCACTCTCCACGAACTTCCTAGCATCCACATGGCCCTCCCCCGAACAGTTCGGGCAGCCAGTGGGATAGCCCCACTGGTTCATAGCGGTCCTGTCCCTTATGGGTCGCACTGCAAGAAGTGCCCTCTTCGAGCCCTCCGGGTCACTGGAACGCCTCTCGAGCATATTCTTGATTCGGTCCCACAACCTCTTGGTCGATATATTGGTCCTGGCTTCCCACCATTCACCCTGTTCCTCCATCCAGTCTTCGTATGATTCCGGGTACTCTTCTCCTCGTCCACCGAGTGCAGCAGACCAAATCGCATCGGCTATCGGCTGCATCTCCTTCATGGTCCTCCCCTCAGTGGCCCACATCCCCCCATAATTCTCGTACCAGTCATTGCCAGGGGTACTCAGACCTGGGTGATGGTCCATCCAAGCCTGAGCCAACTCTGGAGGGCAATCGGGGTTATTCATGAAGAGCAATAGGTCTGGGAAGTGATTGGCACTAGGCATTAAGCCGTGGTGGTCAGCAGAGAGGAAACCATGCATCAGATACTCTTGGCAATCTCGGTAATGGCCTCTCAACTCCCCGAACACCCTGTGCAGGTCATCCTCTTTGAGGAAGGGCTGCTTCGACTCATCGGTGTTGAATATCGAGGACGGCCACTCCTTCTCCAGCATCTCCTCCCGAGGGGCTAGGTAATTCCGTGCCCACTCCTTCTCTAGGACCAAGAGGGGTTCAATCAGATGTAGGTTATGCTTGAACTTGTTCCTCATCTCCTCTCCAACTGTTTCTCCCTTCTTCAGACCCAGCACTCGCCTAGCCCATCTCTGCTGGTCAGTATCGCCATCACCAGTCAGTTGCAAGGGATTGTAATGCAGATGACCGAGATAATCCGGTATGAGTGTGTGTATGGCATACAACTCTTTCAGTTTCTCATCATCTTCCTCGAGAATCCCCTCATGCTCTATACGGTCTAGGAAGCGCTCACCGTGGGAGTAATTCTCCCTAGCGGTGTCTGTGAGATGGGTCTCTGTGGGATTCGAGTTCTGCATCTCTGTGGCGATGTATCTCGACTGGAACTTGTGCTCGAACCTCTCGTCAGGAGTGGGTTTCCCACCTCTCCTCCTTAGAGCAGCCCATCTCCCGAAACCCAAATCACCCACGGTCTGGGGGTGGATGGGTGAATAGGACTCTGCCTCATCAGGCCCTCCCCTCTTCCGAATCTTAGGGTGGAGACTCTCCAAGTCCGAGATGAGGGGACCTCTGTTCCAACTAGCCTCGATAACACGCCTCATATCGGGTGATGCATAACGAATCTCATCCAACTGCTCGAATATCCTCTGTCCATCCTCGATGTGTGGGTCATTGGGGCATCCTTGGGGAGTGCCGAGGAAGCCCGCACCATGATACCCGTCCTCATCTCCGAGGTTGGGAACACCCAAGGAGTCCGAGTCCGGTAGGGGTGGTTCCCCTACTTTGGCCCGTTCAGCACAGAAGGGGCATGGGGTATTCGACGGTTCGGACTCCTCGGTCAGAGCCGAGGACCCCAACTCGAACGGAGCCATGTCCCTGCCGGACTTATTCTCCAAAACCTCCCTGTAACTGGTACCGAGAGCCTTGTTCAACTCTTGACTCTCCCTCAACACCAAATCCTCAATCTCTTGATGCTTCTTCCTCATCTCGCCTTCGAGGAACTCATCAGGTTCCTTCTTCTCTGTGTACTGCTGAGTCCTGCGCCTCAGTGTCTCTGTCAACTCGAACAGCCTATCCAAGACGGCCTCGGTTTGGAGGTCTATGTCATGGGGGTCATGATGTAAAACCGTCTTCCTACCTAGCCCCCCAGCATGGGTAATCATCTTGCTCATCCCGTCTTGGCAACAGGGACAGGAGGGGGTATGATTCCTCAGTAAGGGGCTATGTAGGGGACTGGGGACCTCAACACCCTGCTCATACCTGCTGATTCCTGTGGACCCCCCCTTCCTCTTATCCCAGCAGGCATCACAGGATTGGTCTAGGAACTGACCAGTTTGATAGTCCTTTTTCTTCTTTGAACCATGGCATACTGGACATACCTTCATTTCAGGTCGAGTCTCAAACCTGTTGGGGTGATTCACCTTTCGGAGGTGGTTCGAGAGCCTCTGTTCGATGACTCCGGAGGCCCTAGACATATCGGGATTGTCTGCCAGTATGTCCAACAGGTCAGCGATGAACGGGGAGTGCATCGCATGCCTGAGATAGAGCCCCCTATGCTCACCTTGGTCGTTATGGGTTTGGTCGATGAAGGTGAAGGCCTTCTTCAACCTCTCTCCTATTCCCCTCTTGATTTTGCGGAACCCTGCGTTGGGGTTCTCCTCGATGACTTGCCTCCTCATGTTGAGAAGATTCTCACTACTCAAGGTCCCTCCATTGATATGCAAGCGATTGAGATGCAACATGACTTGGACCCCGTCCGGCATGATACCGAACTTCTCGAGGTTCGCTATATCCCTCTTCTGCTGCCTCTCCCTCAACCTGTAGTTCAACACGCTGTGTGTGCTTTCTGCACTGCAGATTATGGCATGCAGTGCCTCCTCTGGTTTGAGACCCAGTGCCTTCTTACCTATTATGTCCCGAAGGAAGGACTTAAGATTGATGATTTGACCTTCGGAACAAGAGCCGCATGAGTCTCTCCTGTCGAATGGGTCCCTCCCCGTCCCCTTACACTCCCCACACTCCTCGGTGAAGTTAGCATCCATAGCCGCATCATGGATGTGCCTCGTGTGTACAGCATCCAGTCTAGCCAAATCTGCTTCCATGCCTAGGACGACCTCTCTCTTCTGAGCATCACTGGCTGCTTGGGTGGAGTAAAGCGGCATGTACCCAGGAGTGTGACTGTCACCACATTTGGGACAATCGACTATTTGGTTCCTCCTCTTCCACTTCCCAGGAGTGGGTGAATCCTCACATACATCACATCGGACGAGTTCCGGCTCTACACCCGCCTCCTCGAACTCCCGCTTACCCTGTCGCAACAGCATGTTGAGTGCGATTCTCCCTTTCTTGCTGTCTAGAATGTCGTCTATCTCGGTCTTTTCATCACCACTGAAGTCATAGAGAGCATCCCGCAAATCCCCCCAGTCTCTCCCGTCCTTACTGTCCCTAAGCCACGCTAGTTCCTGTATAGCGAATCTCATGACCTCCGGAGTCACTCCAGCAGCGCGGGACTTATTATCGAAAGCATCGGACCTGTCCTCTCTCATCTCAGCCAGTCCCTGTCTCGCCGCTTCCATGTTCTCGAGTTTACCACTACTGGTAGCGGGCCACATGATGTCTACCCCCATTTTCTGGTGTGCCAACATCCTCTCCATCTGACCCTTGGTGAGGTGTTCGGGTTCGCCTGGTTTGTGCTTGGGGTTCACCCCAGCGGAGTCATCTACCCTTTGCTGCAAACCACTCAACCATTCGTTGGCCATTTCTTGTCGTTCATCTGCATCTCTAGAGAACCATATCTGTTTGAAGGTCTGGAAGGGGATACTAGTGGTTTTGGCACTCTCAACGCCAATCTCACCACTGGCAGTCTGACCCACCCCCGTGCTGGTGTCCTCCTTGGGAGCATCCTTGACAGGTCCAGCAGCCTCCTCTCTTGACTCACTGTCGGACTCCAAACTGTCATCTGGGTCAAGTGAAGTGCTCTCAAACGCACCTGCTCCTGTGGAGGCGGATAGGAAATCGAATAAATCACGAGAACCCCAGTTGCCTATGATAGAAGGGTCTCGAGCCTTTCCATAACCCCTTCTCTCTAGTTTGGCCTTTCTGCCCTCGAAATCTGAGATGTAACGCAGGAAGTCCTCTCTCTCCTGTAACCCCACATTCCACCCTTCGAGGACTATGGGAAGCATTGGGAGGTGGGTGCCATGCCCCATATCGACCATTTGACCAAGTATGAGTTTTCTTTGGTCAGAAGGGGTCTCCTTCCACCAGTGCTCTATCCTATTCACTCGAGGCTCCACATTTCCCTCGTCCCTAGGTTTCAGTCGGGTGTACTCATAGAGGATGTTGGATAAATCGAGCACGCTCTGCCTCGTCCTCTGTTGCAAGCCCTCATCTACCTCTGCGTCCAGTGGAATTGCCTTTCTCTTAGTCTCCATCACTGTAGGACAACTACAACCCTCCTCACCAAGATGGTCATATATGCAGTCCGGCTCATGGTGCTTCTCCCCTCGCATGTGGCGGATTACATCGTAGGCGGCCCTGTCACGGTAATACTCCTTCAAGATTTTGAGTTTGCACTGTTCCCAAAGGTGTTCCTCAACTTTCTCCTCATCTGAAGTCCCTTCGTCCTTCCCATACATCATCGCTCGGGCTGACTTCCTAGTCTTCTCCGAACCATGCAGTTTCTCAATCTGAGACTCTAGACGAGCCACCTCCCTTGCTTTCTCCGGCTCGAACTGATTCGGATGCTCCATGGCCAACTCCCGACATCTCATTTCCCACAGGGCGGCTACCTTCCTGTCCTTGTGATGGGTCAGTTCCAAGATTCCCCTGTCACTCATATGTTGCTCTCGACCCATCGTGCGCTGGTGGTGATTATGAGCAGCCTCACTGGTAGCATGGGCTAATGCATTGTAAGCCTCGGGATTGAAAGAGGGCTCACCATCCTCGTCACTCATAGCGTCGATTATTCGGACAGCATTAGGGTCATCTCTCACCAAATTGAAGTTAGCATCACAATTATCGACGATTTCCTGTAGACGGACGAGGAGTTTCTCATCATGGATACTTTTCAAGATATTAGTTGCAGACTCGGTGTCGCAATCCGCTAATTGCTCGATGAGGACCTTCTCAGTCTCCGAGGGTGGCTCAACACGCAGATTCTTGAGCATGAGCCCCTTGAGAATCTCCCAAGAGGACTCTATGGGGTCAACTAGCACATTCTGTTGCAAACGGGGTGCGACCATGAATCTATCGCGACTTCAGTAAAGACCAAGCCAGGTCCACAGGCCCATCGGCTGACTTCTTCTTGCCATGACTAGGGTAATCAGCCACATGGAAATCCAAGGCTACCTTGCTGCTTGGTAGTTTCTTCTTATCCTTCGTAGGCTTCCACCCATGAGAGAGCGCTGCCATCATGTTCCGCTGCTTAGGGCTGACTGAGGGCATCAGTCATCCCCGCCACCCGTGTATGCCTGCTCGAACTGACTGGTGCCTGAGGAATCGTTACCCAAAAGTGAAGGTGGCCCCTCACCAGTCCCAGTTCCGGTGCTATCACCATCAGTGGACCTCATGTGCATAATGAGTTTATGAACGCTCTTGAAAGCCTCCTCCATGGGTTTCACATCCTTCTTGTGGTTCTCAGAGTGAATGGCGACTCCGGCCTTATCCATACCCTCCAACAACTTCTGTCGGTACTCCATACTAGGTGGTAAGAGGATTTGGAACCACTCTTGGGTAGCAGGGTTGTTGACACTGGAGTTGTGAGTAGCCATGACCTCCGCCTGCTTCTCCTCCTCGGTCTTCTCGGGCTTCTCAGCACCATTGGAGGAATCGGGCTTGAAACCAGTGTCACCAGTGCTTCCACCTTTCCATTGGGCCGCGGTCATGCTCTCTCCCTCTTTGAGGAGTTCCCAAGCCCCATCGAATGCGCTCACACTACCGCCCTCGTTTGCAACCGATAGGATAGAGCCGAATAGGTGTTTCGGTTCGAGTGAGCGCTGAATCTTACCTGGACCTAAACCAGTTAGACGACGCTCCTCTTGTTCAGCGAAATCAGCAGCGGGAGGCTGGGCTTCCACCCCGGCATCTGGAGTTTCAGGGGGCTTGTAACCCCTAAACCGCCCCTTCCCTGCCTCCTCCCCCAACTGACTAACAGGGGTCATGGGTGAGGGGATGCCTTGCTCGTGCCCTTGGGGGTAATGTGGCCAGTAGAAAGTACCCGGCCCCTTCCCATGCCCCCAGTCCTTCATGTCCATCTCACGCATGGACGCTAAGTGTGTTGGAGTACCTCTCTTGCCGTGGCTTTGCATACGAGTAACAGGGAGAGTCTCACGAAGCATGTTTCGGAGCCTGTCGAAGTCCTCCGCTGTCGCGTTTTGTTGATTCATCCAATCCTCTTTACCCTCCATCTTCAGCCTGTGCCAAAAGTAGGACTGTGGTGCGATTTCGGTCTCCTCTGCAAGTGCTGCCTGCCTCTCGTCTCTACGGCCCCAGTATTTCTGCAAGAAATCCACATGTGCCGCAGCCTCGGGGTCAATAGCCTGTAATCGGTCTGATTCTGACATCCCGTTAGTGGTATCATGTGGGTTGTTTCTGTCAAGGGAGTCTTTACCTCTCAGCCCTCTACCTGTCCACACTGGCATGACGAAATGGTGACCGTCTAGATTGATGTAGATATTACCCCTCACCCTACCGGCGTCAAGACCGAGATTATGGAGATGCTTTAGGACTTGACCACCTAGGACATTCTCGCTCCTATGCGCGATTCCATCAGTGCCCACCACTCCGTGCTTAGCCTGCCACTCATCACTCTCACGCTCCTCCTTGGAGACATTCTGATGCTTCACACTCTCGGTGCCCAATTCCTCGTTGAAGGTTCTTCGAGGGACCAAATCCCCACTCATTATGCCTTGCAACTTAGCACGCACCTTCTGGAGTTTCTTGGTGTCCTCTGCCTTACCATCGACTCTCGATATACGGCCCTTTGATTTCCGTGGGTTCCAATGAGGCATTGTCTCCCTTGCCTCTGCATGTTGCCGTGCGAACTCCTCCTCCTCCTCCTCTATGCGACCTAACTCTCGGATGCCCCGAGCCCTAATATCAGGATTTGTAGGTAAGTGTCTGAGGCCCTTACAAGGCTTGCCACAAGAACACCCTTGACCCCCCGTTGGCTTTATCAGTTCCTCGTGGGCCTTCTTGTCAGTTAGGTGTAGGTCAGCAGGGTGACGCTCTACCTTACCTGGGACGGTTTGGTTCTGCGAGTTTTTCCAATCATCGTGCTTGTAACGCTCATGGGCGTCAAGATGAGCGTCATCCTTCGCTTTCGCCCACTTTACCCTCCTGTTGTGTGACCAATGTGCTTGAAGCCTACTGTTTGGGCCCACTCGACCCCAGTTAGTGGGCCAATCCTGCCAATAAGAGTATTCGCCTCTACCTAGGGCGAAATCGAGATAGTCGGTATTGAGAGGAGCCACTTGGTGTAAAAGCGCCTTCGTGTATCCCAACCAAGGCTTCTTCGGGTCAATCAGACGCTTCTTGTCGCTAGCCACCCTCTGCTCAAAGTTCGTTCTCTTCAAGAGGGTCCACGATTCATTAAGGGGTCTCATCATAGTCTTCACCCAGCAAGACTTCGGACCCCAATCTTCCTCCTAGCCCTAGGGGGTCGTTGGAGATGGTGACTAGAGGGGAGGTCTCCTTGGGGGTTCCGATGGACACCCGCAGTCTCAGGTCTGTTTGTGGGTGGTGAGACATTACTATGGGGGTCCTCGAGAATCCTACGGTTTGCAGACTCCGGCAATCCTGGGTGTTGACCAACTGGATGTTCCTGTTCAAAGAACTGCTCATACATACCCTGTGCCAAGGGCCCGACTTGCTGATTTGAGTCTAAGCCCTCTTCTCCGCCATGCATCTCCCTGCCAGCAATGTCCAAATGCTCGTTGGGGTCTACCCCGAGGTCAGGTTGTTCCAAACCTTCGAGTTCATGCTGTGTCTCTTGAGTATCCTCTTGCCCTTGGTCGGGCGGGTTCGTGTGAGTCCCCGTGAAAGTTGTCCGACCCCTTTCATTTTGGCCCTTACCACCACTTCTAGTTCCGGAGTCCCCTATGGGGCCTGTGCCTTCAGGTGGGGGGTCACCCGACCTCCGTCCGGAGGGTCTCCTACGAGCAGCCTTGATTATACCGATTAAACCGCCCATCCTAGTACCCCCGTATAGTGTCTGCCTTATCACTCCTACTACCAGTGACTATAGTTGGTTCGGTCTCAGGCCGTCCCGTAGGAGTATTGGCCATTCCACCGAAGTTCTCGTCCCATCTCCGTTGCGCCCTGCCTAATTGTGCATAAGCACCTCCGGAACCAGGACCAACACTATGTGGGCCAGGAGAGAAATACCGCATGGTCGGCCTATCGACACCCTCACTAGAATAACCTGAAGGAGTAGGAGGTCGTGGCATTCTACCCGCACGGTAATTCTCCCAACTACCAGCGTCCGCTAAGTCCTCGGGGTAGTAACTCCTGTTGCCCGCGGCATAGTCATCATCCTCTCTTGAGTGATAAGTATAGGGGTCGCTTTGAAGTCCGTGTCCAGTGTAGCGTTTACCTCCAGCAAGCCATTTGTTTCGGCGGTCTTCGATGATATTATTCCAGTGGTGTTCCAGTGCTTTCTTCCAGTCTCTATGTCCTGCTATGTCCTGCCTTGTGACTGCTGGCCCATCTCTACCACCTCTCAAGTTCTTCCAAGCGGCTCTCATCGAGTCGCTCATGTCTTGACGGTTCGGTAAACTGCGTATCCTGTCCTGCAAACTAGGTCTACCTCGCTCGTGGTCTATGAAGAAAGGCTGGTCGGGGTCCTTTGTGGGCGGGGTGGGCATTGTTGCCCCTGTCTGCATTGCTTCTAACCCTAATTCGGGTTTCGGTGGCCTTCCCCAAGCCCTCTCATAAGCACTAACTGCTTCAGGGTCCTTGAGCACTGCCCATGATGCCTGCAAAGCACTCATGGCCATCCGGATAGGGTGTGTGGCTTTGAGACTATTGCTCCTCAGGGAGTACTTCTTCGTTCCCATAGAAAACCCTACCGCCATGGATTTGAAGATTATTACCATCACCGCCCGTGGGTAACGGGGCAGTTCTTCCATCAGCCCAAGTAACCATACCTGCCTGGTGGTCAACAGTAACACCACCTGCCTGTATCATATTACCCCCGGAGATGTTTTGCTCGAGGCCTGACGGGCTTGTTTGAGTGGAAGTACCTTCCTGCCCACTCATTCCCATCCGTATTTCCCTTCTTTTTTGTTTCAAGAACTTTAGTTGGACCTTATTCTGCATAATCTGCTGTTCTATTGCTTGAAGTTCCGCTGATAAGTCATCCTTTAGGAATAGCCAAGCGGCATCTAGGGCCATGGTAGGCGCAAAGGGTATATGGGTTTGAGATTATTGGTCGCGCAAGGGGTATTATGGAAAAAATCTCCGAAAAAATTTCTCTAGTTCGCATGCTGTTAGGAGGGCAAAACGGCTTGCAACATCTCCGTTCCTCCGTTTAGTGGGGCAAAACAGCGTGTTGCTAACGGCGTGGGCCGGACAGTCAAACAGGCTCGCAGTAGGCCGGTTCCCGA